GATGAATTCGTCGTCCATTTGCACTACATATGCCTCTGAGGTCATGTTCCCCATCAAAAACTGGGCGTAATCGCCGGCCTTCATGCACTCAAGGCCATCGGCATGCATCGGCCCGCCTTTGATCCTGGCGGTGCCGCGTTCAAAGACGACGTTGTCCTTGTTCATTTCCAGCATTTGCCGACGGCGCTTGTCGATCCATGCCTCTTGCTTTGTCGATCGCTCGGCCTGCTGGTCCTTCGGCAGACCACTGAGCATGTTGGTCACGCCATCATCCCCCTGCTGGGTCTCCGCTGTCATCACTCGCGTGCCGTAATATTTGGTCGCCGAGTTCGGGTAATCCTTGACCGAAACCTTGCCATCGTTCGAAGGGATCGACGACAGCTTGCGTTGCATGTCGTCGATCAGGTCAAACCGGCTGTTATTCACCCAGAAGAAGTTAGCAACGGTAGTGTCAGTCCGGGATACGTTGATGTTGGAGATCTGGTGATCGGCGATCAGCACGTAGACCGGGTCCGGGGCATCTTCCATGATCTTGCGAGTGCCATCCTTCGGGCTCAGCGACAGCGCCGGGATAGACCGGTAGACCACATGCACGCCATCCTCACGATCCTCGGTGTACAGCTCATTCCAGACGCCCACGTCGCCGTGGAATTTCAGCATGTCATAGATCGACTGCTGGTCACCCTGATAGCTCAGGTTGACCATTCCGTGCTTGACAGAGATGGTGTCAGTCAGTAGCTCGGTCGGCATCTCCGAATGCTCAGGCATGAACCCCTTGATCTGCGGATTGATGATTTTCTCGATCGCGCGCTTGATGAAGTCGGCTGCGCTCATCGAGTTGACGACGCCGAACCCGAACAGCTCGTTCAAGGTGTAGGTCGTCAGCAGCGCCTTGCTTTCGCTGTACGCGGCGAAGTGCACGATCTGCAGCGTCTGCCAGATCTTGCCGTAGTCGTGCCCAGTGACCACCACTTGGCGGATTGGCTTGCCGTCGTCCCCCATCGCCTGTGACCGACTGACGTCGGTAACAAAGCCGCGCATCTTGATCGGCAGAGTTGCAGGCGCGCCACCTACGCCGCCCCACATGCGGATCTCGACGCAGTCCATTGGCTCCACCAGTCCGTAGATCGACTCCAGGGTCGCGCCAAACTGCAGCACGGTGCCGTCGACGCCAGTGGCAAGGGGCTTATCGGCAAAGGTGATGCTGAACGCTCCAGCGGGCTCCCGCACGGATTTGGACGTTCGCACGGAAGAGCCCTCGCCGAGCATGTCCGTCAAGTCGATGAATGCGTCCTTGCCCGCGTACCTGGACGACACGGCCTGCTGACCATCCACCGTGGTCCTGCTGATGGTCTTGTAAAGGTGCACCGTCATACGCGGCGTTGCGTCGATGATTCTTGGCATTATGCGATCGCTCTATCTGCGCCAAACGGCGTGGCCGGGCGGATCCGTGTGGCGAGCTGCGCCGGTGCGCGGACTTGCTCGCCGCGCTCGTTCTTGTGGATCACCTCGATCGGCTGGGAGTCGAAGATGAACCGTTCTTGGCTTTGCTCTTTCCCGCCGCCGCCCTGCGGCAGCGGCGTGCCCTCAGGCATGTTGCGCATCCGCTTCATCACCTGATCAGCGTATTCCTGGGTATTCGGAAAGCTGGAGTTCTTTTTGTCCCGGAACGTCTTCAGGCTGCCGTCGGCGCGGATTGCGCCTTCGCCGCCGTAATAGCCACCGGCCGTCGAGCGGATGTTGCCGCCGGACACTTTGTTCAGGTGCTTAATGTAACGCATAGCCGCGCGGCGGTTATGACTTGGATTGCGGATGTCCCAGCCAGGATCAGCGAACTGATTGAAGGTGGCTGGCATCATCTGCATATGGCCCGCCGCACCAGCGTGACTGGTCCGGGTGTCCTTTCCGCCTGCGCTTTCCTGGGTATAGATCGACCTGGCCAGACGGGCTTCGTCGTTCGAAAGCCCTTCCATTGCGGCTTCCGCGCCGAAGTCACCACCACCAGCATCCGAGGCGCCAGCGGGCGCATCGCCATATGCTGTACGCCCGCCGCCAGCACCGCCGCCCGCATCAGCACCGCCACCACCGCCGCCACCACCAGGCGCACGCCAGCCTTCTGGAGTTGCACGGTTGCCTGGCGTGAAGGATTCTGTCCGCTTATCCAGTCCAGCCTTGCGTTCTTCGTAGGCCTTGTTTTCCTTTTCCAGCAGGTCAGCCTGGTGGGCCTTTGCCGCCACCAGCTTCTTGTCGATCTCGGCCATCTCGGCCAGGTTGTCGGCCCGCTCCTTGAGCTTGGCTTCCATGATCTCCGGCTTGTCCCGGTAGGTCATCCGGATCGCGTCCTCGGACGCATTGGTGCGCGCCTGAAGTTCTTCGCGACGATCGCTCAGCTTGCCGTAATCTGAATTGCGGATGATTCCGTTTGCGTTTTCGCGATGCTCAACGGACATGAGATCCAGCTGAATCTCGCGCCCGGACTTCTTGCCGCCGCCGGCTATGTACATGATGCCGTCGCGCATCGCCTGTGTTACCGGCAGAAGCTGTTCGGCCAGCAGCGTTTTGATGTTGTCGACGCCGACTTTCGTGTCACGGATGTCCTTACCCTGGGTCATCTCCTGATCACGGCTGGCGATCAGCTGCGTCAGGACTTCCTTTTGCTCCTGCTCGCTGCCGGACTTCATTACGTTGTCGAGCTTCGAAGACTCGGCCGCGTCGAGCTTGTCCTTGCCGGTGCGCGACCACAATTCGCTGGCAACGCCCATACGATCGCTGCTGGAGCCGGACACGACCTTTGCCAGCGAGCCCAGGCCCGCGAAGTTCATGTCTTTCAGGTTGACGCCGGACTTGCTCAGCTGTCCTTCCAGCTCGCCCATTTTCGACGGGTCGATCGAGAGCACGCCCATGGCCTGGCGCACGCCAATACCGAAGTGGTTGGCGGTGGCCTCGGCCAGCAGGCCAGGATTGCTGCCGTACTGGGCTTTCAGGCGCTCGATCGAGCCCTGCATCCATGTCTTGCTGCCAGATGGGCCTTTCACGCCGAAGCGAGATGCGACGCTGCCTTTGCCGAAGGTGTTGTCGTTCGTGGCAAAGGCCCCGCCCTCGCGCAGGATCTGCGTTTGCACAGGATCGAGCCCCATGCTGCGGCCGACGCCAGCCGAGAAGAACTGACTGGCCTCGCCCTTGGCGCCACCAGCGGAAAGGCTGGAGTTGATCTTGCTCAGGATGCCGGCTGCACCGGTCGGGTCCATGCCCGGGATGCCAGAGCCGACCATCGACGAGAACATGCCGGCAAAGCCGCTTGCGTTGGCGCTCAGGCTCGCGCGGGTCTGGCTGGTGACGTAGCCGCTGATGGCGCCCATCACCTCGTCAGCCTTCGCAAACGCACCAGACTTGGCGATGGTCTCGCCCACGAGCAGCGCCATCTTGCGGCTGCCCTGCTCGTCTTGGGTCGCCTTCATCCCGCGCATGCTGCCGAGGAAGCCGACGCCCTGAGACGGATCAAGGCCGAGCGATCGGGACATCCCGACGCCAGTGCTCAGTTCGCCAGCCAGTGTGCCAAACTGATTGCCCTGAAGGTTGCCAGACTTCGCAAACTGCGATGCCAGCTGTCCGGCCTCGCCGAAGGTCACCCCCACCTGGCGCGCCGAGCCTTCCAGTACAGACCTAAGCCCCACAAACGAAACGTTAACGTCGCCAAGCACGCGCTTCAGCTTGTCGAAGGCCACCAGGTTATCTTCGGCCTGCCCCATCTTTTCCGTAACGGAACTGACGACCTTCCCGATGGCAAGCGCACCAATGCCGCCGAGCAGCCCCATCATGCCCGCGCCGAAGCCAGCAGACATGCCGGTGCCCATGGCGTTGGCTGCCACGCCACCTACTGGGCCAGCCGCGCGCAGGCCAGCCTGAGCAATGCCAGCGCCCATGCCAGGGCCACGACCACCGCCGCCACCGCCGTTGTTCGGACCCTGGGGCGGTGGCGGCGCATTGGGAGGACGAATGCCAGGCGGCGCTGGCGCTGCGTTCGTGCCGAAGGCGGAACCAGTCACATACTGGAACGCCTTCTGCATTTGGCGGTGACGCGAATTCTGGTCCGGGTACAGCTTCGCCCAGTCCAGGTCCGTGAAATTTGCGCCCTTCTGCCCTGTCGCGTTGATGCGCTTGTTCATGTCGCCCGAGACGCGTTTCAGCGCCTCGAACTGGCCAATCATCTTGCGCATGTCTTCAATGCTGGTCTTGCCGACCGGATCGAACTTGACCTTGTTGGCAGCGGCAATCTGAGTGCCAAGCGCGTTCAGCTGCTGCCGAAATGCCTGCAGCTGCGCTTCGACCTTGCTGCCGTCAAAGTCAGCCGCGATAGGGATCTTGATAGTCATTCATTCACGTCCACAAAGTCATTGGGCAGAACGGATTCCTGCTCATCCGCCTCGGCCTCGGCCCTGGCGATCTCGTCAGCGAGATTGAAGTCATCATCCTCGACCTCTTCCTGCGCTTTCGGATTGTCGAAGTAGTAGTGCGCCCAGTAGTCGGTCATCATCTCTTCCGGTGTGGTGTCTAGGTATCGGGGATCATTCGCTGTCAGCGAGTATTTCCGGCGGTACCAGAACTCAACTGTGCCGGCTCGGACCTTGCCGTTACGCTTCGGTAGTTTTGCTTCCGTCGCCTCGAAAAGACTTCTCCTTGGCATAGAGCGCGTCGGCTACTTTCTGAAGCCGGGAGTAAGTCTTGTCGTCGAGCGGATCCAGTTCGTCGATGTTCCAGCCCTCGGGCGCGCGCACGGTCATCACTTTCAGCGAAGAGATCCAGCCAGCGACCAGTGCCAGCCACTCAGTCGGGGTCACGCCGTCGATCATGCGAGCGTAGGTGACCTGAATGCTGATCTCGTCACGCATGGTGCGCTTGCCGAAAGTGAAGGTGCCGACGTTTTCAACGGTCAGGTCAAAATCAGTATTGAGTGCTTCGCGAGCCATTTTCATTTTCCTCAGTCAAAAAAAAGCCGCCCCGTCCAATGGATGGGGCGGCGCTTGTTGCATTATCGCGTCACGCCGCAGTGCCGGTCACGTCCAATGCTTTAAATTGTCCGTTCTGCACAATGATCGCGTGCTTGCTGACGTCCATGCCGCCGGAGTCGTAGGAGACGCCGATGTATTTGCGCAGCAGGGTATTGTCGTCTTTCGAGTAAACCTCGAAGTCGAACACCAGGCCCTGCAGCGCAAACTCGCCGTTCTCAGGCACGATGCCAGCCTGCATCATCGCGCCCTTCTTGAGCAGCAACGTGCTCACGCTCAGGCTGTGCGTCGCCATGGTCGGCACGTGCTCCTGAACATGAATGTCACCGATGCCGCTGGCGGCTTCCAGGCCGTAGCTGTCGTTCATGTTGACCGACTGCACCAGGCCGATGACCTTGCCGTCGAAGACGACAGAGATCCGGTTGCCCGTCTGGGTCTTTACGTTGGCTTTCATTGATCAGCTCCTTATGCCGACGCCGAGCCGCTGAACGGCGTCGCGTAAATGGTGTTGAGCACGAAGTTGACCGGGATCACCGGGGAGCATTCGTAGTCGGTGCGCAGCACGTCGCCTTCCAGCGACGCAGTGATGTTTTTGTAGGCAGGATTGGCAGCATCGCCCGCCAGCACGCCTGGGCCCTGAGGTTCCGCCTTCGCCAGTTCTTTCAGGGTGCTTTCGGTGATGCTGATCGCACGAGCCAGGACCAGCGGGTTACCCTTCTGGCCTCGAAGCACGTCCAGCGCCTTACGCACACTGCGCGCGGTGTAATCCAGCGCGAAGCCAGTCGACTGCTCGACGCGGTTGTAGTTGTCGTTGACCAGCCAGGTGCTGATCGACTTGACCACCTTGTAGCCCTCGTCGGTATTCTCGACGCAGAGCACACCGGCACGGATCAGGATGTCGGTATCGGTCGGGTTCAGCAGATCCCGCTCCAGGCCGCGCACGTTGATCGTCTTGTTGGTCAGCGGAGTGCCCGGGTTCACACCAGCGAACGCACCAGCGATGATCGCTGCGGTGTTGTACGGTGGGAACAGGACCAGCTTGCCGTTCAGGTCGTAGTCGTAGTTGCCGAGGTGGACCAGGGACGTGCGGTCGCTGTTCAGTTCCTTGGCAGCGGCAGCCGCTTCGAGATCGGTACTGCCAACCGGCATGCCCATGATACCGCGACGCTCGCGGCGCAGCTGCTTCGAGCAGAACTGGATATGCGTGTCGGCCATCGCGCGGATCGCACTCTCGCCAGACAGCGCGGTCAGCCACTGCACGTCGACGAACTGGAGCGAGTCGAAGGCGTCCGACCAGTCGGTGGTGGTGGTCAGACCATCAGAGCCGCCGGCCAGGTAGGTGAACGGGATATTCGCTGGTACGGTGCCAGCGTTGGCAGCGCGGGTTGCGGTCACGTAGTCTTCACCGGTGCCGTTGAACCAATCGACGACAGCCTGCAGGTCAGCCTTGATCGCCAATGCTGCGCCCTTGATGCTCGCGGCAGTGACGAAGTCCAGGCCGTTCAGTGTCGCCTTGGTGTCACTGCGGTCCTCGACCGAAGCATGGAAACCTTCCTCGGCGTTGATGCGGTCGACCAGGGATTCCACGGTGGCGAATTCAGCCAGCGGGATAACCACTGGAGTGGCCGCTGCAGCCGCCAGGGTAACGGTCGTCGCGGTGACGCTGATGGTGGCGGTTGCCGCTGCGCCGGTGTACTCCACGGACAGCGCGGTACGACCGATGTTGTCGGCCGTGTAATAAGAGCTGCCGAGTTGCGTGGTCAGCCGCTTGCCGCTGATCGAGCCGGTCTCGATGCGGGCCTTGATCTGGTTTTCGCCCAGGCCGTAGCCAGTCGATGCCAGCGTGATCACTTCCGCATCCGCTGCATCCACCAGGGACAGCGCAGCTGGAACGGCCGGGTTCACGCGGACGGCGATGATGCTCTGCGGGCCGCCGGTCTCGCCAGATGGCGTGAAGGCCTTCAGTACCGCTTCGAGCAGTTCACCGCTGCGCAGCACTTTCTTGGCTTCGGTCGGAGACCCAAACTCAAGTCGCGACTTCGGCTTGCCGCCGGAAGATTTGCCGACCAACGCCAGGACGTTGCCGACCGAGAGGTTCTGGTTACGCATTGCATCGTCATTGACAACGGATGCAGTTGTGGGCGTCTCAAGAAGCCGCCCGTCAAAGAAAACTGCCATGGTGACCTCGCTTAGGCGGGCTGGTTGATGAAAGCGTCGTACCGGGACTGGTACTGCGCTTCGGTGTCTTTGGTGCGCAATGCCTTCCGCTCGACCGCTTCGAAGCCACCGATCAGGGTGACGCGACGCTCGCGCTGGGAAAGGCGAATGCAGAATTCGTTCAAGGTGAGCTGGGTAGCTGCCACCTGAGCGATTGCGGGTTGGGTATCAGCCACCACCGCCTTGGTGCTGACCGCGCCCTGTGCGGACTCGGTTTCATCAGTCGACTTGCTAGCCATTGGTGCTCCTGCCTTATATGTCTTGGATTGATCCGTAACCGGCGCCGACGCGGATAGGCGCCACGCAGGAAAAGTTAGCCATCACCTGATAGATGTTGGCGTTGTATTCGCCGTTCAGGGCGTCCACGTCGTTCATGGAAAGGCTGACCTGGCTAAGACCCTTCGAGTCGAATACGGCCAGGTTCGCCAGGATAATTCGGCGGATTGCCTTGCGCAGCTCGATGCGCTCATCGCTGTTAAGCGACCAGCCGACGATCGACAGCTGGACGTCAGCAAGCCAGCCTTCAGCTTCGAACCATTCGGCGCCAATCGCATCATAGTCGCCGCCGCTGATGTCTTCGCCAATGCCGCGTTCGGCCGGGGCCTCGCTGTCGAGCGAGATGGTCACCAGGGGAAACCGGAGATTCTGTTCGAGCGCGGGAGGTGCGGTGAACACCTGGATATGACCGAGGTCGGCCACCAGATTTTCACGCTGCACCTCGACCAGCAGGCCCGCTTCCAGGCGGTCTCGAACAAACGACATGACGTCAGTGAACTGGTCCTCGAAGTTGGCTTTCGGCGTGCCATTTGCGGTCGCGCCAGCCTGCCAGGTGTCGTCGGACATCCGGTAATAGGGCCGGTAGAACATCATGTGCTCGTTGATCAGACCTTCGCAGTCGACGAAAACCTTATCGTCTCCCTCGTAGGCGACCACGGCGAAGTCCAGATCATCAGGCCCCGTGAATGCGTCGCTGCCCATCTTCAGCACGCGCCAGTACATCGCCCCAGCAGGTGGGGTGATGAATACGCGGAGGGCGTTGCCAGCCGGAACTGGGTTGATCATGCTGATGCTCATTTGAGTATTGTGGCATCACGACACGGCGTGACGGCACAATAAGCCATGGCAGACATCTCGTTTAAGATCAGCTTTGACCTCGGATCGGTTTTGGAAATCACCAAGATCGTCAACAAGAGCGTGTTCCCGCTCCTGAACCAGGCCGTGCGCGCGGTGGCAAAGCAGACTGCGTCCGACTGGCAGAAGGAGATCTACCAGGCAAAGCTTTGGTCTGGAGAGAAGGACGCCTACGCCGCCACGGTCAAATGGAAGATGACGGGCGACTTCACCGCCGAGGTCGAGTCGGACTACAAATACGCTGCAGAGATCGAAAGTGGGCGCCCTGCCCGCGACCTCAAGAAGATGCTGGATACCAGCACCAAAGTGCGACGCACCGAGGATGGCCGGCGATTCTTGGTCATTCCCATGCGCCACAACGTGAAGAAGCTGCAGGCAGCCGGCCTGTACGGCGTCGCGAAGGCGCTTGAAACCTCGATGATCGCCAGCCAGGGCCAGCGCGCCAGCGGCGAAGTCACACACCTTTCTCCGAAGTCAGGCATGTCGAAGTCGGCCAAGCAATCACCGTACCTGTCGAACATCGGCAGCAAGGGCGAGAACATGGTCAGCCAGAACAATTACACCTGGGGTCAGAAGCTCAGCAAGGCCGATGCCGGCGAGAACAAGTGGGCCCAGGGCATGCACAAGTTCAACACCAGCACACCGTCGGGCGGTAAGTCTTCCAGCTTCATGACGTTCCGCATCATGATGGAAGGCTCGAAGGGCTGGATTGTGCCAGCGCAGCCAGGCCAGCACCTCGTGCGCAACGTCACCGCCGCGATGCAGCCCAAGGCTCAGAGCGCATTCGCAGCGGCGATCAAGAAGCAACTGGGCGGCTAACCGCGGCCCAACAGCTCCCAGCGGCGCAGCACGATCCGCTTCGGCAGTCGCATCCCCGAGTGCATGTTCCTGCTCGACGGGAAATCCCCCCAGACAAAATACTCGCCGTGCTTCCAACCAGTGATCGAGTAGGTGACGCCGATCGGCGGCTCACGGTCTGTCCACGTCAGGTTTCCATCGGCATCGACCTTCGGAATTCCGCCCTCGACCAGCGCCTGGGTCTGGGCATTCTTCCAGAACACCCTATCGATGCTCTTCACTGCGAACAGCGACAGGTTGTCGGTAGGTGCCCCACGAGTGAGCGGCTGCGAGAACCTGTCCGTCGCGTTCAGAAGCGTGATCCGGTCAAACTGGCCGCTCTCCCACATTGGAGAATTTTCAGGAATGGTCACGACCAGGTCGCCGGCCTCCCACATGCCGCTGGCTGCCCATTCCGCCTGGGTGTCTTGTTTCGTCAGCCCGCATACTGTCTGCGACTGATCTCCCCAGATCCGGCCCTTCTTTTTGCAGAGCTTGCACTTTGGGTCGGGCGCGCCGCTGTCAGGGTTGACGCACGAGCATGCGTAGGCCGGGCGCCATAGGATTTGCTGGCCCATATTGGCCAGCAGCCGGTTAAATGCCGTCGGATTGAAGCGCATCTGTATTCCCTCAACAAACCATCAGTCGGATGCCATGGATCTTCGCCATCAGGCCGCCGTTACTGCCCGTGGAGCCGTTGATGATGTGGTCGATCATGTCGTGGTACTTGTCCATGTCCGCCGAGATCGACTGGGAAAGCCCGTCGCCGCTGATAGAGCCGGACTGCGGCAGGAACGCATCGCCGACCACCTTGAGCACGGCCTTCTTCTTGATGGCGTCCAGCAGCTCAGGATAGGTGTTCGCCACGTCGGTCAAGCCGGCGGTGTAGGTGAACTGCACCATGCTCGGAATGGTTCGCCCAGAGGCCATGTTCGTCATGACGAATCCGGACATGTTCGTCAGCACAGCGTTGGTGCTGGGCACGATCCGGATATGTCCGTACTTGGCATCGAAGGTCAGCCACTGCTGCGGGATGTCGAAAAAGCCGGCGCCCTGGGTCGGGTAAGCGAACCGCATCCGGTCGATCGAAATGATCGGCTTCTGCCGGGTGACGATGAAACCCCACTTGTCGCGCTCGAACATTGTCGGGTCGTAGTCGGTGCCCACCTCGACGGCCCAGGCCATGCCGTCCAGCGCGTCCAGCTCATCCTGGGTCGGCGGGTTTGGGAAGAAGCGCGTCGGCACCAGCGGCACCCGCAGCGTGTGCGCGATCTCCGACTCGGCTGCGCGGATTTTCTCCCATAGATAGTCGTCGCTGACCTTCACGTCCTGCAGTACGCCAGACGAGGCGGCCACAAGCCGATCATTACGCAGCTCGGCGATGACGATGTCCTTGATGAACAGCGAAGTCTGCGTGGGGGCGAACAGCGTCTCGACGATCAGGCGGAACCGCTTGATGCCGAAATTGCCCTGGAGCACCAGCATGACGTCACCAGGCAGCAGGTCCGTGGTGGCGGCCTCATTCAGATCGACGCCGACTTCGCCAACTGTCCAATCGGCGCCAGGCGCGTCAGCAGCGAGCTGGATGACCGGGACCAGCTCGCGCTTGCCATCCATGGTGAATACGCGCGCGGTAGCGCTGGTCACAGCCACGGGCTGCCCATTGGCCTGCACTGATACGGTGAACTGAGCCGAGTCGCCGGCAATGATTGTGGTCATAATTTCCGCCTATGAAAAAGGCCGCACATGGCGGCCTTTTGTTCCAGCTGATGCCGGGGGATACAGAGTAGATCAGCGCGCGATCTTCTCAGCGTTGCGAAGGCTGTCCAGCAGAGCGTTGAACTCTGCCGCAGTCGGCGCAGCGCCGGCCGCGTTGGGTACAGCTGCCCCTTGCTGCAGTACCAGTTCGCCGAGCTTGACGCTTTTGGTGCCAATACTCAGGTTGTTCAGGAGGCGGATAGCCTTGTCGCGAAGAGTGCTCATGGTTGCTCCTTAGAACACGCCTTCAGCTTTATCAGCTGGGGCCTTGGTGGTTTTCGCAGGGGTAGCCTTTTTTTCGGCGGCTGCCGCATCATCGATGACTTTCTGCGCAGCAGCGTCGTCGATAGCCTTCTGCGCAGCGTCGTCGATCACCTTCTGGGCTGCGGCATCGTCGATCTCTTTCTGCTTGGCAGCATCATCGATCAGTTTCTGCGCGGCGGTGGCCGCCTCGGTAGCCTTCAGCACCGCCTTTTTCTGGGCTGGGGTCAGCTCAGGTTCAGGCAGCTCATCGTCGCCGGCCACGCGGTAGCCGCGGATGGTCGCGAAGGTCAGCGCAATTTCTTCCTCGATCTCTTCCGAGACCAGGCGACCGTCTTCAATACGCTCGAACTTCACACCACTGATCAGCTCACTGGCGTTGGGCAATTCACAAAAAACACGAAACATACATTCTGCTCCTGAAAGAAGCTGGGCCCCGTGATGGAGCCCAGCTCGGGGTCAAGGTTTATTCAGCGGTGAACGGACGCCATTTGGCGTTGCTCGGCAGAATGTTCTTGATGTAGCCGTGGTGCTTCGGCTTGGTGATCCGCAGGTAACCGAACAGGAACTGGAACCAGCTGTGAACCGGGACACCACCAACGCCGAACGGCAGCGGGATCTTGGTCATGGACTGGAACTGGCGCCAGCCGATTGCATCCGAGCCAGGATCCATGTTCAGCAACGGGGCCGACACGGTGCCAGGGATGCTGCGGTTCAGGTCGACGAAGGTGGTGGTGGCACCAGTCTTCTTGACGACCTTCATCAGGCGGAAGTCAGTGGTATCGTTGGTGCCGTTCTGGCGACCACGGAAGATCGCATAGCCGGACTCGGCATCCGAACCGGAGCGAGTGATGGTCAGGGTGACCTTGTTACCAGCCGCCACAGCAATCTGGGCCGACTTGGTGATCTCGGTCAGGCCCTGGCCGCCAGCGCCGATGCCTGCAACCGCGTAGTAGTAGTTACCGGCACGAGTGCTGGAGAACTGCGACGACGTGTCGTTGGCGCCAACACCGGTCAAGCTCGCAGGCTTGAACGAGGCGTTCGCGGTGGCGATCGCTGGGTTGTTCACTTCGAACGGGTAGACCATCGGGTTTTCTTCATCGTGGATGAAGGTATCCATGTTGGTCTTCAGCACCCCGTTGGTGAGGCGGATGCCTTCAACGTGGCCGCCCAGGACCGGAGTGTTGCCGCCGGCAGGGTTCCAGCGATAAGCCGGGTCCAGGCCGCTGTTCAGGTCGTTCTGGACGCTGTTCGGCAGGAAGATGTCCGAGCTGCGACCCCACGAACCGTAACGGCTCGCTGCGACGTTGATCTGCGACATGGCTTCGATGCTGTCCAGCTTCTTGCCCTGCAGGTCGACCACGTTGTCGTCGGACATACGGCCGTCGGCAATTTCCTTGTCGATCTGGGCGAAGATGCCGTCGAACTGGGTTGGCGAAGCGTCGGCGTCACCGTGGAACAGCAGGTACTCGGCATCGGTCAGCAGCTGGAGGGCGCCGTTGCGCTCTTCAGTGGCGATCGGGCCGACGATGTTCTTGCCGACGTTCAGCACGTAGCCAACCTGACGCAGGGTCATCAGGAATTTGACCATGCCGACTTCACGGCTGTACTCGCCGGTCGAAGCGCGAACCACGCCCATCTGGGAGTTGGTCGAGCCGCCCAGGAAGCCGCCGACGTTGTTCTGACGGGTGTACTCGTCGACAATGTTGGTAGCGCTGGTCTGTTGCAGGCGGTTGAACAGGGTGAAGTGACCGTTCTCCTGAACGGTGGACTTCATGGCGGTGTCGAGCGACTGAACGCCCAGGGCGCCGCCGCCTTCCAGGGTGGAAACGTCGGTCTGATAGTTGCTGGCTTCGAGAGCCTTCAACAGGTCCGCGTTAGCGCCACCGACAGACCCACCGAGGATCGGAGAGCCGCCGGCTTGCGTGCCGCCGAACTGTTGTACAAGTGCGTTTACGTCCATCTATTTAAATCCTCGATCGAGTTCTGTTATTCAGGAAGGCGGGTTAGAAGCACTTGGCCAGGATGGCCTTATCCAGCATCACGCCCTCACGCAGGGATACGTCGATGGTGGTCAGCTCGTGGCCGGTGATTTTGCGCGCATCGAACGCGGCATTGGCTTTCGCCATCAGATCCGCGCGGGTGAAGGCAGGCTCGGCCTGGGACTTCGCCAACGGTTCGCCGACAACCGGACGCTCGATGACATTGAGCATGGTCTTGCGACCTGCACCCTGCCCGCTAAGCTTGGTGATCTGGTCCTGCATCGACTTGAACATGATGTTCTGGCCTTTGACCAGCTCCAGCAGGCCAGCCATGCCTTTTGCCAGGACGCTTTCGGAAGCATCAGCGCGGGTGGTCAGGTCGGTCAGCGACTTGATCAGCGCTTCGCCGTCGATAACTTCAAATTCCTGGACTTCGCCCAGCGACTTGATCAACGGCTTGCCATCAGCATCAAGCTCAGGCTCGTCGTCTTCAGGGTTGGTTTTATCGCCTGCAACACCATCAGCAGCAGCGGTCTGGATCGTTTTGTCGTCCTTACCGCCGTCTGCTGGAAGTGCCTTGGCGAGCGTGGTTTGCTCTTCTTGCGCAGCGTTCAGCTGGGCGAGCAAAGCGTCGAATTCGCTCATGATGTACTCCGTTTGGATAGACTAGATTTCAAATCGCCAAGGAAGCGATCCACCCACTCAGCCGCCTCGTTTGGCGCCAGATTGAATTTTTGTGTGCTGAACGCGATCATGCTGGGCATGGTCAGGTCGGTCAGCTCTTTGGACTTCATGGCCGCAGCCAGTTTGTTCCGGAATTCGTAGTAGCTGTGTGGCTGCTGACCGCCCGTATCGAGCGACTGCTGGCCGAACGCAGCACCGCCAGTCTTGCCGACTGCATCGGTCGCGTAGCTGGCCTCAAGGGCCTTGAACATGTCGAAGCCTTCAGGCGTCCAGCACTTAGCCAGGGCGCCGAAGGGTACAGTAGTCGCAGCCGACACATGCTGATTCACTGGCTGGCGACTGATTGCCAGGTTGCTCCAGCGAACCTTGGTGACGAAATTGACCTTGTTGTTCGTGGCCGGATCGACGCCAGCGGCTTTTGCCAGCGTAGCGCCGCCTACCGATGCGTACCAGCGCGCGGCGGGGTTCAGCTTCGTCATACTATCCCAAACCATGTTGGCCTTGGCAGCGAGCGGCGTGTCGCCCTTAAAGAGGCGCGCCTTGACGAGTACAGACTGACCATCTACGCGAACATCTTCCGGCACGCCGACTTCCCAAGTCTCGGGGTCTTCAATGCCGTACATCTTCGCGATCGGGGCCATCGACTTGTGGTCGATGTCGATATTGCCGAACTTCAAGAAGTGCTCAGCCGAATCCTCAAGGGCCTTCGCCAGAACGTATTCGTTCTGCTGGTCGGCACCTTCGCGGCTGGCTTCGAGGTAGATGAAACGCTCGCCAAGCTCTTCGGACGCGCGGGCTTTCAGCAGCGTCTCGATGCAAAGGAATTCTGGTGTGGCGCAGTTGCGCTGGGCTTCGTTCATGGGACAAGTATGTCATCACGACGCAGCGCGACGGAATCACGGGCATAAAAAAGCCGCTCGATTTGAGCGGCTGTCGTGGCTGGTGTTCGCCTTCTATTGCGCCCCGGGGATTGTTATCACCTTGCGGCCAACCTTGAGCCCCGACGTCGACTTACTGGGCGACTTGTCCCGAAATACTCCGGACTCCACTTACAGCGAAACAGTGGCCGCTGTCCAAAGGGACGCATCTTTAAGCCATTCGCCGCACGACTTGGCGATTATGCTAGCGCCTGCTTGGCCTTCGCAATCACGGTGTGCAGCTGGCCGCGCTCTGCAACCAGGGCGAGGTAGCGCTGCTGTCCGGCGTCGTCAGCCGCTTCGGCACCTGGCTGGGCCCGCTCGATCTGCGCCGATACTTCCTCAAGCCGCTGTTCGGCACGTGCCAGGATCGCGCGTTCGGCCTTCTCCGTCTTGTCGGCCAGCACGCCCAGGTCGCCCAGGCCCTGGCGGGTCTTCTCCATGTGCGCCTTCACTTGCGTACCTCGGCCAGACACATCGAGCGCAGGTCGCCCGCCTGGATCGAGTAGCAGCCGGACGGGTTGCCATGGGCTTTTGCCAGGCAATAGGCCCGGGCATCGGCGTTGCCGACGGCGTAACAGGAACCGGTATCCACGGCGAAGGCCGGGGCGCAGGACATCAAAAGGCAGGCAATAATCAAGGCGCGCATGGCGTTCTCCAGTGGTCGTTGCTCAATTATAGCGAAAGCTCGCCATTTTGCGCAGCCTTTCGGCGTGCGCTTATAGCACCTGCCACGCCGCTGTCGTCCAGCCCATCCATTGGATCTGCCATCATATCTTTCAGCGCATATTTCCGAGTCAGTCGGTCCCGGGACTTGGCTTCCTCCGGATGGTCGCCGACCAGATCGATCAGCTCGATGTTGTTGTGCTGCCCGATGCGATCAATCCGCGCGTTTCGCTGACTGTGCGTCTTGGCAGTCTGGCTGATGTCGTGCTGGATCAGATACTGGCCGGACTGCAGGTTCATGCCCACGGCGCCGGCATCGGACGCGATCAGGATGTCGGCCTTGGGCTCACCCGATTCAGGGTTGAACAGCCGGCGCTTTGCATCCTTGTCCTTGGCGCTGTCGCTGCCGGTGATGGTGACGACGCGCTTGCCCAGTTTCTCCATCGCGGCCTTGTACTGGTCGACGCTTTCGCGGTTGCGAGCGAAGATCACGCCCTGCTTGCCCGGGCGATCGGCGACCATCTTGGCGGCGTGCTGCACCTTGGCGTTGTCGGGGTGGCTGTTGATGATCCGGTTCATCGCGCTCGACTTCAGGATACCCAGCGACTTCTGCAGGCCAGCGGCAACCTTCTGGTGTTCGCTGTCAGGCACGCCCTCGAACGAGCCAGGCGAGATGGCCTTCGCCGCCTCGACGTTGACCTTGCCACCGCGCTCAGCAACGCGGGCCGCAGCCAGGTGTTTGCTCAGCGCAGCCAGCGCCAGGTGCTGACCAGACGACAGCGGTACGTTCTCGACCTTGCGATCACGCTGCACGTCCGGTGTGATGCTGGTGGGGAACATGTACCGGGCCATCTCACGCTTCAGGGCTCCTTTGCTCGCAACGGTGTCGGTGCCATAGCGGCGCATGAACTCGGCGCGGTCGGCATACCGCTCGGGGTCCATCTTCTGGAGCATCGAGTGGATCTCAGACGCATCGTTCTTGACCGGGTCGCCGGACGCGTAGACATGGTACGGGGTGTGGTGGCCCACGGCCTCGACCACGTTGGACAGACCGGAGTTTTCCTTGCCTGCCCGGTTCAGCGTGTCATGCGCCTCGTCGACGAACGATGCGTCGAAGTGGATGCCTTCCTTGTCCATCACGCCAGCGGCCCAGTCCTTGCGCTGCGCCACGGTCATTGCGGCGATTGACTGGGTGACCGCGGCTTCATCTGTGCCGGATTGCTTGGCGGCCATGTGGATCATGTCGTCGCGGAACGACTGGTGCGTCATCACGCAGATATTCGTGTCCGGATCTTTGTAGGCAGCAATGCGCTCGGCCTGGGATGCGCCAGGCTGGATGTGCGTCTTGAACTTGCCAGGCTCCAGCAGGCGCAATACCTCTCCGCTGAACTGGCCCTGGACGATCGACGGCACCATCATGATGGAGCGCTTCACCTGGCCAAGGCCCGCAAGATGCGAGTGGGCGGCGAGCATGATGTTGGTCTTGCCTGAGCCGGCACCGGCGGCCAGGACCACGCGCTTGTTGGCGGCGATCAGCTTCACGGCGCGCTGCTGGGCCACGTACTTGCCCGACATCGATACGTTCCACAGCTTGGTCGGCTGCCCCGCTTTAAAGTTCTGGCCGACCACGCCCATCATGCCTGCGATCTGGCGTTCAGCAGCATGGCCCAGGGTGTGGCGTTCGTCACTGCCCAGCGCCTTAGGCTCGCCGCCGGCAGTTGCGGCTGGCGCTTCCTCGCTGCTGAAAAACCCCATCTGCGACTGCTGGAAGGCGGCATGCTCTTCCTTCGCTGCGCTGATCTTGTCTGCCACGCTGCCAGAAGCATATTTGCCACCGGTGCGGTTGCGCAGACCATCGACAAGCTCTTTCTCTTTCGCCATCCGCGCGGCGCTGGCCTCGGGGTCGACGGCGCCAAGGTGATCGAGATTGTTCCGGATGACCGCGGTGCCCATCTTCATCGGCGACGACGGGTTCAGCTTGTTGTGCGTCTCGACGAACTTGCTGGCCACCTTCGAGCGGATCATGTCCTGCACGGACTCATAGGCCTTGGCGTTGCCTCCCATGGCGCCGACGTACTTGCTCCACGTCAGGCTGCCAGCTTCCAGCTTGCCGGCCATGTCGTCCTTGGTTGCGCGCCAATCTTTGTGCTCAGGGTTGTCGACGGCATCGCCGAACATGTCGTTGGTCTGCTTGTCGGGCTCGGCAGCGGTATGCGCAGCCAGGTCGCCGCGCAACTTGGCTGCGTCAGGCGATTCCTTTGCCACGTTGCGGTGGAAGAATTCACGCAGCGCCGACTGATCTTTATGGCTCAGCTCACCGATCTGCTTATAGGCAGCGGTGCCCTCAGGCGTTTCGGCCAGGGCCCGATGCAATGCGTCGACCGACTTCTGATCGACCTTGAACTGCTGCTTGTTCAGGGTGCTGCGCTCGCCGCCCAGCTTGCCGACGAACGCATCAGCCATTTTATCGAACGGTTCGGCCAGGGCCTCGGCGCGCTGCTGTTTGCCGTCGGCATCCTTGAGCGGTGCGACCTTGTCCAGGGCCGCCCGATATTCCTCGGTGCGATCGGCGCCGACTTTGTTGAAGAAGTCTGCCGATTGCACGTCAGCAAGGATGTCGGCAGCGTGGTCGCCGTCAGCAGCCCGGCCCCCGATGTAGTCGCGCAGGGACTGTTCCAGGTCAGCGCCTGGCGCGAATGCCTGGGCGAGCTGCGGCGCGACGCCAGGCGGTACGTCCATTGCGATGTCCGGACGGTTTGCGACGCCCATGGGCAGCCAGCCATCCTGATCCTGATCGCCCTGGATGATCGAGATATTCCGGCGGACCTGCTGCAGGCTGTCGCGATCGACTGGCTTGGCAAGCGCATCCATGCCGTCGGCGTTGACGGTCAGGAACATGTCGCCCGCAACCTTTTCGAGGTGATAGTGCTCAGGCTGCAGGCCGATCGCGCGCACCTGCTTGATGGCCTGCTCGGGGCTGGTTTTGCCCAGCGACACCTGGATGCTGTCTTTCTTGCCCTGCTTGAACGCCATCACCAGCGCGGCGTTGGCTTCCATCTCGCCCATGGCCTGGCCCAGGATGCGCTGGGCATCACCGATGGCGGCACGGCGGCGTGAGTTCAGTTCCTGGGCCACGGCCAGGTCGGCACCGGTGGCGGCTTCGTCCGACAGCTCGATTGCCTTGGCGGCCTCGGTCAGCTTACCGGCCTTCTTCAAGGCGTCGGTGCTGGTCTGCATGTAGTGATTGACGTGGAAGTCCTGCATGCCGTCGGCGACGTGCTGTGCTTCGTCAGGCGACAGGTCTGCGCGGACGCGTCGGGCCAGCACCTGAGCGGCGCCGGCAATACCGAGCACGTCCACCACGGAACGGTCCACCAGCGCCTCGCCGCCCACGGCTAGGGCCAGGGAGTTGATGCTGTTGTAGGCGCCGACGCCGATGTGGCTGCCCAGCGTCTCTTCGGCATTGCCGCCAGCGATCTTGCCCACTTCGGACAGGAACGCGACGGTCTGGGTGGTGCGTAGGTCGCCGGCGATAGTGTCGCGGGCCTTGGCATCGAGATCCGCATCGCTGCTGGCCTCGATGACAAACGCCTTCGG